CTCGTCAACCAGCCTTGGGCAACGTACCCACACCATCCGCTCACTCACAGGTACCGGAAGATTGTAAAAGACACTCCTTGAACGCAGCGCGTATCTTTTCTTAAAACCAAGTTTTTTCACCAAGCCACAATCACGAGGATTGAGGTATCTCCTAAAAGACGCCTCAAAACCCGTGACTGAGACCTGGTTCCAATACTCGTTCTCCCGGATCTGAGGAAGGGCATAGGGAACACCCCATGCCCTATCAAGTAATTCGTCAAAAAACTCGACCTCCTCAGATTTTTGTTCCTCTGAAGCCCCCTGCGCCGGAACGCGGATCCAACCCCGAGGGATCTTCACCTGACCCTCTAGTTTGTTAGGCGGGGGAGGCAGACGAATCTCTTCGCCTACACCCCCAACCGAACGCACTCGAGGAGCGATTGAATCAAGATACCAAAGTTCTCTTATCCAAAGATTAGAGGCCTTCAACATAGAATCGCTCGCCGGGATACGAAGACCCCGTACAACGCTCCGGCCGGACTTCCTAATGACCCCTCCCTTCTCCGTCAACCACCACGCGCCAAGAGTATCCCTTAACGAACCCGAAAAACCTCGTAAGAACGACGAGAAGCCTCCCGCGAGGCCATTCGGGTAATTTGACTTCGACCGCAACAAAGCTGTAAACCGAACGACGGGAACCAACCGTACCCGTCTACTTGTAGCTCGAAAAAAGGTCGAATTCAGGGAAAAAAAAGAGGCGGAGACCATCGTCTTACCAACCGAAAGACGCAAACCGACGGAAGACACAAAGTCTGACCATCGTTGAAAGTCCTCACGGCTAGAACGAAAGACGATGTCATCGCCATTAATCTTGACGGGGATATTTGAAGGAAAAATCCATCGAAACGCGGCATAATTCTGTATACATAGCAGGGGAAAGCAAAGAAGGCTACCCATCAACTGACGGGTAGCCCTCCCTTCAACACCATCGGGATACATAATCGACACACGCAAGTACGCTAACGCCTCTGTCTGAACAGACAGAGGGACGTACTTACAACGTCGAAAAATGGCCCGAAGGATCCACTCTGCAGAAGTAACAGGAAGGTGATCCGTAGCAGACTCATAGTCCCCGGAAACGAACACCTCACCGCGCACACGAAGGAACTCCGCCATCACATCAGGAGTGGCCTCCCCACGCAACAACCACGGCGCGCGAGAGAGCTGGTTGTAGATAAGGCGGTGCAAGGGTTTCAGTATCTGGGCAGAAGCGGACATCACGGTAACCGCACGCTTCTTCCCGTCGCACTCGGCGACAAGGAAGCGAACGCGACGATCAACCTCGACATCTGCCTCTCCCATACACTGAAGGGCGTAGTGTTCTCGGTCAGGACCGAGAGCCCTCCACCCACCCTTACACCTACCCGACTCCACAACCGACTTCACCGTCGGTACGGATGAGTGTATTTCAGAAAAATAACCTCGATCCCACCCCGGGGGAAACCACTCTTCTGTCGTCGAGATCAAATGCGCCACGTAACCAGGCGGCAAAGGAATCTCAGGCGCGAGCACCTTCTCTCGGTGCTCGGACGGCGAAGGGGCAGAAACCACTGGAAGAGACTTCCTCCAGAGGAACAAAGAACCTGCAACTGTCACTCTGTCGACTGCAGGCAGTCGACGGAGGGGTTCTCGCCACGGATGTGGCTGGCCTTCAAGGAGGGCCGTAGAAAACTCCTTGTCTCTCTTTAATACGAACTCCAAATCTTCAGAATATTCTTCGAGAGGAACCGGTAGGTCAACGGAAAGTTGACCTCCCAGACGCTCTGAAAATTTTCTAAGTAAAGATATGGATTCGGCTCTAGAACGAGCAGCACTCGACAACGCAGGGCGAATAACGTCGAGTGTACCTTCTGACCACATGGTGCGAAACAAAACCATGTGAACGATCCCGC